AAGGGGGCGGTCATGACGGGTGCGGCGCCCCCGAGAGACTGCCCGAAGTAGGCACCAGGGCGCACATTCTCGGGCATTTCCTCCGGGGAGCGCAGGCCCACCGACTTGCTGGCGAGCTCACCCGCGAGGTATCCACCCACGCCCCCTGCGATGCCCCCTACGAACGCGCCAGGCGGCCCCAGTGCGGCCCCGGCGCCTGCGCCGAGCATCGCCCCACCCACGAAGCCGCTGGTCTCCAGCGCCGCGCGCCCACCGGCCTCCGCGCCAGCGCGCGCCTGGTCGGTGAAGGGGGCAGGCTTGACCCGGCCGGTGGCGACCTCGGGGAAATCGCTGAAGTCACCCCCGTTGCCGCTGACCTTGCCGCCCGCTACGGGAAATTCGCTGAAGTCGTCAGCCATGGTTCACTTTCACGGGATGGTGCGCAAGATGCCGTTGGGGTCGATGAACTTGGAGCCGGACTGCAGGCCCAACTTGTTCAGTTCCTCGCGGTTCTTGACCTGTGGGGGCATGAGCTTCTGCTGGAAATTGCGGATCGTGTTGGCCACTTCGAGAGCGTCCTGCCGGGTCTTGGCGGGCAGGCTCGGGTCTTGGCCGGCAGCGGTTTCTTCGATCAGTCGCTCGGTCAACGAGCGGTTCACACCCTCGATGCGCTTGCGGTAGGCGGCCGGGTCACCCATGACCTTGGGGTCCACGTCGATTTCCTTGCGGATCATCTCGACGAGGGCCACCGGGTTGCGGGGGTTGATCGACAGGGCGTCGACCATCTGGCTCACCTGAGTCTTGACGTAGGCGCGATTCGAGGCAGTCTGCCCGCCACCCTCCATCATGGAGCCGACGAACGGAACGTCGCCCGCGGCGGCCTTGAGCGCCGGCACAGGGCCTGCGAGGTCGTCGGCCATCTCCCAGATGGTCGGCTCGCCCTGCGGCGCCGGCTGGGTGCCGCCCGCAGCGCCACCCTGACCCCCCGAGCCACCGGCCGGTGGGTTCTGGTCCTGAATGGTCCACGTACCGTCGGGACCTACCTTGCCGCGCCCGATCACCCGACCCGTGGCGTCGGTGAGCTGCACCGTCTGGCCCGGCATCGCGCCGCCACTGCCGGCACGGCTGGTCAGAGCGCCACCACCGTAGATCCGCGCACCCTGCTCGGCGGCCTGGGTCACGAAGTTCGGGATCGTGGGGCGCACTTCTTCAATCTGGCCGGTGACCGGGTTCGGGCGCATCACCGGCTTGTACGCTTCGGCCATCGACGCCTCGTATGTTCGCGCCTGCTCGGGTGAGAGCATCCCGTTGGCATAGGGCACGGCGTTCTCGGTGATGAACGACAGCGCACGCCCCTGCAGGCTGTTGCCGAACATGCTGGCGCCGCCACCTGCACCGTCGACGTTGAGAATTTTGTCAACTTCGAGTTGGGTCGCGGGACGACCTTTGATGACCTCCAGAGCCATAATTTCGTCAGCGGGGGTCATGTTCTTCTTTTCAGGCAGCGCACTGACCTTAAGAACCTCGGAGGGGGTCAGATCGCGCCCTGTCAACATGGCGTACTTGGTCACGTTCTGCGCCTGACGCGTGAGTTCGGCGGCTTTCTTCCCTTCGTCAACCACGATGTCGATCAAGAACTTGCGCGCGGTGTCGGCGCCCAGGTACTTGGCCACCTCGGGGCTTTCCATCAGCTTCTTCGCAGCGTCGGCCTGCCCCTTCTCCAGCAGATTCGAGATCGCGTTGGTCGCGATGCGCGAGCGCCCCGCCTCCTTGTACTGCGCCGCAAGCGCGGGCGACATGGCGTCGGCCATCGAGTCGATAGTACGGTCGAGGTCGGTGAACAGGTCACCCATCTTCTCAGGGGCGAATGCACCGCTGATCGCCAGTTCGTTGGCCTTCTGGTCCACGATGGTGCCGATGAACTGCTGCTGCGCCTTCACCTGCGTGGCCGTGGCCGACTTGGCGTACTGCCCCACCTGATTCTCGATCTGCGCCTGCAGTTCGGCGCGCGACTGGCCGGTGCCACCGTGGCGTTTGACGACCTCGTTGGCCTTCTCGCGCAGCCCCGCCGAATACTTGTCCACCGTCGCCTTGGACGAAATGTCCTCGGTGTCGTTGAGCGTGGTCAGGGCGTCCTGAGCGAACTTGTCGAACTCGGTCATGAGTTGCACGCGCTCGATCACATCCTGGCGGCGCTTCATCTGCACCCCGATGTCCTCGACCACGCCACCCATTTCACCGGTCGCCTGCGCGACGCCCGCGCCGAAGTCCTGAGCCGATGCGCGCACCGAGCCGACCGAAGTCTGCTGCTCGTACATGTTGAGTTTTGCCATGAGGCGTCCTTATGCGAATTTTCCAGCGGACTGGAGCAGTGACGCGCCGGCCATGAGGTTGCCTTGTTTGCGGGCGTTGGCACCGCCTGCCCGGTACACATCGGCCTGACGGTTCGCGGTCCACTCGGTGTTGAGAACATCGATCTCCGCGTTGGCCGCCGACTCCGCGAGCACGAGCAGCGGGGTGCCGGCCGACGTGGCGCCCGACTTACCGATGTTGGCTCGGAGGGTGCCGATCCGCCGGGACGACTCCGCGCGCTGCGCGTTCTCGCGCGACTTGGCCTCCATGAGGGCTGCCTGGGCGTTGTACTCGCCCGCCTTCTCCGCGGCTTTGCCTTGCTGGATCGAGCTGTACGCGCTGACGGCGGCACCGGCCGCGGCGACGTAGGGTGCCGCGGTACTCGCTGCAGACGCGGCAGCGGCGAAGAAGCCTTCCATTCCGGTCATGATCGAACCCTCGAAAAAAGGAGCATGTCGGCGCCATCGGGCCTGAACGCCTTCATGTACGCTTCACACTCGAACCCGAGCATCTTCATCCAGCGAATCCCTTCCTTGAACCCCACATCCACATGGGCCTCGATCCTGCGGTACGGTGACGCCACGAGGAAGCGGCGCACGCTGCGGTGGATCGCAGGGAAGTGGTGGCCGATGTTGGCCGCGAGCAGCGCCCACACAATCGCGCGATTATCCCATTGGGGGAGCAAACCGCCTATACCAAGCACCACGTCATCGTGCTCCACTGTCCACGCGAGCCCCTGGTCCGACAGGGGCGTCAGGTCCGTGCTCAAGTCGGCGATGGACCCGGTGTACTGCTGGGCCGGCTGGAGCATGATCCTCTCGGTGTCACCGATTTTCCAGGGTCTAACGATCATTCGTGGTCACCTGTGGCATGAGTGCCACGAGTGTACACGGGGTGGGGAGCTGGTGGCGCACCACCATCTGCGCGCCCTGCTGATATTCGCCGGGCCACGGCAGGGCGTCGGTGTCACCGGTGAACAGGGGCACCGGGTTGTTCATCAGGTCGGCCGCGGTGCGCAGGTGCAGCTCATCCAGGCTGTCCACCGACGCGCCGTACCAGAGACCCGGGCCGGTCTCGAACAGGCGCATCACGACGTTGTTGATCCGCTGGATCTTGCCCTGCGCCACCCCGTCCCGCGCGCCGGCCTCGATGGGCATGGTGCGCAGGGTCGCGGTGAAAGGGATGCCAATGTTGATGACCGACGCCTCGACCTGCAGCGTGATCTCGCCGCCCACTACCGTGACGTTGGGGTGCACGGCGCCATCGGCCAGCACCGCCACCGTCTCGCCTTCGAGGTGGTCGAGCCCGCTGATGTTGTCGGCGGGTGCGCCCTCGTAGGTGACCCCGCAGTCCACGAAGAAAGCGTACTCATCGTTGTAGTATCGCTCCATGAATTCGACATAGCGAACCGTGGCTCCGTCGATCGTGCGGTTCACGATCATCCACAGCACGTCCTGATCCCCGAGCCAGTGGGGCAGGGTGATACACGACTCGACGGCGCCGCCGATGTCCTGCCGATGCCAGCCCACCACGTCTTCGGCGCGCTCGTAGGTCATGCCCAGCAGTGAGCCATCGGTGTCAGGCGCCCACACCACCTGATACGGCTCCTGCTGGTAAGCCATGTCCACGAGTCCGGCCTGCGTGATGTGCTCGGACAGGACCGTCAGGTTCGGCGCGACGTAGGAGTCGGTCTCGAAGTTGTAGGTGTACTCGCGCACCTTGCGCCCCGAGCGCTGCACGAACAGGACCGAGCTGGCCACGCGCAGCGGGCGCACGGTGCCCGTGCAGCCGTAGGTGGTCTGCGGCGTGATGCGGATGCTTGTGGGGGTCACCGCGTCGCTGATCTGGTTCCCGCTCAGGGTGAACTCGCCGTTGGCCGTGCCGATCGCCAGCACCTTGCCAGGCGAGAGCCAGGTGATCGTGTTCAGGTCTTGGGTGTTGATCGTGTAGGTGAGCGCGTCGTCGTCGTTGGTGCCGCCCTTGAAGTTCTCGTAGTCCCCCGTCACGGAGGCCCACAGGGTCTGCGGCAGGTAGTCCGACCCACCAAACCACAGGCGATCCTCATAGAAGGTCACCGCGCGCGGGTAGCCGCGGTTCGCGGACCACGCGCCCTCGGCCCAGCGCTTCGTGGCGCTCGTGGTGGGAAGGCGCGAGATGACCGTGGCGTTGACCACGGTGGTGCTGGTGAAGCCCGTCACCTGCGCGTACCCGGTGCCGTCGTGCAGGTAGGTCCACGTCACGGCGCCGTCGCTCACAGTGCCCTCGGTGTGGATCGGCGGGCGCGAGCCGGCCGTGGCGCTGTTCGTGGCCTCGTACACGCGACCTTGATACTGCACGAAGTTGCCCGCAGTGTGGACAACCCCGGTGGTCCACTGGTTGAAGTCGGCGGCCGGGATGATCGAGCTGCTGAAGTAGCTGCCCACGTCGTCGGCCGAGAACAGGGCCGCCGACGCGGTGAGCGTGATCGCGCCGGTGACCGCCGACGCCGTGATGGTCGTGGCGCTGATGTTCTGGTCGGTGAACGGGGGGCGTGAGAAGGTGACCGCGTTGATGGTCCAGTTCGTCGCCCCCAGGCGCGCGAGCTTGTACACAGGGTAGTCGGGGTGCGCGAGGTAGATCACGTCGGCCGACTGAGCGAAGTTCAACTCGCCAAGGTCCGTGTGGTCGTAGGGACTCACGATCTCGTAGGGCACGCCTGGCGAGGACTCCACGAACCCGCCACTGGCGAAGAACCTGATGTATTCGTCACCGAACTCCAAGCCGAACGCCTGCGTCGTGCTGAACTCGAACGGGATCAGGCGACTCGCCTTGGTCGAGTCCTTGGTCTCCAGCACGAAGCGCGTGCCCGGGCGCTTGCGCGCGGGGCCGAAAATCTGCGGGATGAAGTTCTCCAGCGTGTCGCAGCCATTCTTGTACTTCTCAAGGTCGGCGCGCCCCTTCAACTGAGGGGACAACTCCCCAGCGTTGAACGAGTTCTGGATCGGTGATGCCTTGGCCACGTCAGTACCTCACCGCGATCCACTCGTCTTCTTCAAACGGTGCCGGGGGGTTCTCCTGACCATCGACACGCATTGCCCGGGTGAGGCTGTCCTGATATTCCTCCCACAGCGCGGTCTTCTTCGTGTTGCTCTGCGTGATCGACTCGCAAAGCTCGAAGGCCAGCCGCACAGCGGCGGTATCCACGAACAGCGCGTCGAACTCGTTGGGGTCGGTGGTCTGCTTGATGTAACGGATGTAGAGCGCGGTCTCGTTGGCCAGGATCGCCTTGCCCTCGACCTCGTACTCACCGGTGCTCAGGTCGCGCACCTCGACCACACGGAGGCAGTCAGCGGGGAGAGGGAACGACGCCGAGAAGCCCCACAGGGGGGCCGTGGTGGACGGCGCGAGAATCGCGCGCTTAACCGCGAAGTTCCACGGGTGATCGCGCAGCACCTGGTCGCGGATCGTTTCCCAGTTGCGCAGACACAGGTTCGCCGACTTCGTGCCGTCGGCGAGACTGGTGATGGGTCCGTGACCCAGCTTGTCCAGGCCCTTGTTGCAAACGTCAACGACTGATGCCATGCCGTGCTCCGTGGTTCAGTTCGCGCATTCTACCGCCTGCGGCGTCGCACGATGGGGAGAAACAACCCACCGGTGGCGACCACCGGGTCACCACCTGTCACTGTGGGGGCGTAGACCGCCCGTGAGCGCGTCACGAGGGGAGGGAACAGGGTGACGGCGCCCACCGTGACCGTGGGGGCGTACACGACCCGCCCGCGCGTCACGAGGGGCGGGCTGATCGTGATGCTGGTGGTGACCGTGGGCGCGTAGACCGTGCGGGTGCGCGTGACCAGCGGAGGCAGCACATCGACATCGCCAGGGACCACCACTGGCGCGTACACCGTGCGGGTGCGGGTCACCAGCGGAGGGCTCAGGGTCTGAGTGCCGGCGCCCGGCTGCGTCACCGTAGGCGCGTAGACCGTACGGGTGCGCGTGACCAGCGGGGGCGACAGGCTCACCGGTCCCACGGTGAGGGTTGGGCTGTACACCGTGCGGGTGCGGGTCACCAGCGGCGGGGCCAGTGTATTTGAGGTGGTGACCGTGGGCGCGTAGACCGTCCGCGTCCTGGTGACGAGGGGTGGGCTCAGGCTCACCGCGCCAGTGGTCACCGTGGGTGCGTAGATCGTACGGGTGCGGGTCACCAGCGGCGGGGAGAGTGTCTGGCTCCCACCACCCGCGTCTTCCCACACCGCACCGCCACCGACGATCCATTGCTCGGCAGCGGAGGTCCACGCGCCCGGCGTGTCGCTGCTGGCCGTGGCCGCCTTCTCGGAGGTGGAAACCTCAACCCGGGCGGCCGTGGCGTTGGCGTTGGTCTGGAAGTTTCCGTAGCCAGAAGGGCCAGCGGTGGCACCCTGCACACCGTCCTGCACGATGCATGACGTGAAGGTGAAGTCCTGCGACCCCACCCCGGGCGCAACTGCGCTGCCCTGCCCGTTCGTGCTCGACCCTGAATCGGTTCCGTCTACCGGCGTTGGCGTGTAGTAGTTGAGAGTCCCACCGCTGCCCTGGTACACCCGGCAGGATGCGCCCCACGCCTCACCAACACTCGACTCCAGATCAGGCGGCGTTTCGCTCGAAGATGTGGCGCGCTTCGAGAGCTTCGCATGTGTCGGGGTCGTGCTGCCCTGCGTGTTCTGCAGTTGCCAGTGCAGCGTCCACCCGTTCTGTCCACCGGTGGCGAAGCTGACAGTCGGGTTCCCGTCCAGCCCGACATCCAGCTCCAGCATCTCCCCAGCAGCGTGGGTGGACAGCGTTGGGGTGAACGCGGTGTCAGTTACCCCCGCAGACTGTGAAAACGTCTGCGAAACAAGTGACGGCGAGGCCATATCGCCCTCGCTCCGTCAGAACTGGAAGATGCCCGAAGCGTTCCAACCGATGTTGATGTCGCCGCCGTTCGGGGTCACGGGCAGTCCGGTCACGCCGGTGTCGATGTAGCCCACCAGGCGCCAGGTCGTGTTCGCACCGGCGTTCTTGATGAACACCACCAGTGCTTCGGACTGGTTGCCACTGACAGCCGTGAGCACGGAGTCTGCCGCGTCAAACAACCCCGCGGCGAAGGTCTTGGTGCCGAGTTCCACCTCGGTGCCCACCTGCCCGGCCACCACCGACGAGAAAAACTCGTGGGTTTGGCTGAACGTGTAGGAGCCAGTGTCCACCAGCGCGACGTAGACGCCCGTGGTGCCCGAGCCAGCCATCGAGCTGTTCGCCGACGCCTGGATGACCGCCTCAAGGTACTTGTTGTAGATTGCGTTGGCCATGGATTACCCCAGCAGTTTTGCGATCTGTTGACGGGCCTTGTCGATCTTCGCCTCGACATCCGCGAGTTGGGCCTTGGCCGCCACGCTGTCGGCGATCGCCTTCTCGGTCTCGGCACGGATAGCGGCCAGCGCGGCGCGCGCATCTTCGACCGCGGTGTCGGCCTCCTGGCGGATCGCCGCAGCGTTGGTGTTCGCCTCGTCGAGCATCCGCTGCACGGCGCCCTTGGTGGCGTCCTGCACCTTGCGCGCGTCGAGCCGGGCAGCCTTCGCTTCGGTCTTGGCGGTCTCGGTCTGCTCGGCCAGCACCGCGAGTTCAGCGCGAGCGCGATCCACCGCAGCGCGCAGCTCGCGCTCGTTCTGCTCCACGCCCGCGAGCGTGCGCAGCACCAGTTCGGTGTCCTCGAACGCCTTGAGGATGCGGGTCATCTTGCCCAGGGCGTCCAGTGCGGCTTGGTGGCTCATCGCGGGCTCCTTGCGAACAGGGTGACCGCAAGGCTCGTGGTGCCGTCACCAGCGGTCACGTTGGGTCGGACGTAGCGGGGGGTCTCGGTGGCGACTTCCATGGCGGCTGCGGTCTTGGTGATCGCATTGCCTTGGGGGTCCGTGAGGATCGCCCAGTTGGTGCCATCGTTGCTCCCCTCGAAGTTCACGGACCCGCCGACACCGAAGGTGCCGGTGATCTGGACCGTGCGGTCGGGGTAGTCGTGGAAGGTCATCGGTGCGCCAGTGTCACCGTTGAGCAGGCCGGTCCAGGTGATGAGCACCGAGTGCTCCAGACCGCCCAAGCTTCCGGGCTGCACGACCGTGGGGGTGCGTTCTGCCATTTGCGTGCTCCTGAAAAGGGGAGAAGGGGGCCGAAGCCCCCTTCATCACGGGCCGGAGAAGTACAGGTCCACCACCATGAAGTCGGCGCTGGTAGGCAGCGCGGCGACAGCGATGGTGATGAAGATTTCTTCTTCGGCGGCCAGGGGCACGTCGTCGATGGCCGCAGCCAGGCCGAACAGCGTGGGCGCCGTGGTCGTGTGGACTGCAGCGGCGCGGTACTTGCCCGTGGCGCCGGTAATGCCGATCGCCAGCGTCGCCGACGCGCCGGCCGTGGCCGATGCGCTGGTCACGCCGTAGGCGAACGCATAGCCGGCTGGCACGCGGGCCAGCACGATGGTGTCGGTGGTCGTCTGACCATCGAACTGCACCGTGGCGCGGAAGCGACGCAGGCGGGCGTTGTGCACCGCGCCGTTGGACTTCGTGGTGGGGATGGTGCCGAGACCGGCAACTTCATCAGCGTAGAAGGTCGTCATGATTCATGTTCCTTTCAGGATCAAACGTCGCAGATGATTTCGACGACCTTCTTTTCCTCGACGCGCGTGGCGCCGAAGGTGCCCTTGACGTACACCTGGGTGGCGTAGGACTTGTCAGCGCGCTCGGTGATCTTCGCGTTGATGTCGTTCCACATGCCCACATGCAGGCCGGACTTGGCCCAGGCGAAACAGCGGCGGTCGCCGGAACCGTCCACGCCCAGCAGTTCGATGTTCACGAACTTGAAGCCCATGAACGAGTCCACGTCGCCCTGCACCAATGCCTTCACGGTGTTGAAGTCGGCGCTGGTCACCTCGGTCGTACCGAGCAGGTTGTCGATCTGCTGTGCCGTCACGGCGATGTACAGCGGGTCGTTGGCGACATCCACCTCGTTGGCCATCAGGATGCGCTTGGCCTGGCGCAGCTTGGCGACGGTGAGGCCGGTGCCTCCCACCGCGATCTGCTGGGTGGCCGTGGCGAATGCCGTGGTGGTCGAACCGTTCTCGCCGGTCTTGGCGTCGCCCAGCGCGGCGGTGATGATCGCAGCATCGAGCGAGCGGCCCAGCGCATAGGCGCCGTTCTGCGCGTAGGGGCTGGTGGGGTCGATCAGCATGCGCAGCTTGTCCTGATCGTCGATCATGTCGGCCCACTCGTAGTCCTCGGGGAAGACCCAACGGGCAGAATGCGGCGTGGAGATCAGCGGGGTGTCGCTGTGGCGGCTGGTTTTCTTTTGGGCAGTGACTGCACCGATCTGCTCGACAGCCTTGGCTGCTTTGCCGGTGTAGGAGCCCATGGTGCAGTAATCGCGCAGCTTGGAGCCGCGTTGCTGCAGCAGCAGTTGCACGTTGGTCGTGTACTGCTGCACGAAGGCAGTGTTGACTTCAAAGGACATGGTGGACCTCGACGAGTTGAAACAAGTTTACCCAGGGGCTTGGTTCGACTTGTCCACCGATGGCGGGGTCAGGAATGCAGGCGTCTCGACCGGTGGCTTTTCCTTGCGGGGCCGGGTCAGGACTGGCCTGTTCGACACGTTGGGCGTTACCGTGTCTGGTTGGGACTCTACCACGTAATTTTCCAACGCGGTAGCAGATTTGATGATTTGTTCGGGCTCGCTGATCCCGTGGCGCGAGGCCGCGGGGATCAGCATACCCAGGATGCGCAGGCGCACCTCGCTGCGATTAAGCATTGGCGGCTTCCATGAGGCGCTTCATCTTGCCGATGGCGTCGGGGTTGCCCTTCATGTATTCGCCCATGAACTGCTTGTCCATCTTGAGCTCGGCGATCTGCTGGTTCGCCGCGGCGGGGGTCAGGCCGAACCCGGCACCGTTGCCGCGGTCGCCTCCCTCGAAGCTGTCCTCGCCCATCTTGGAGCCGAGCTTCGCGAACAGCTTGAGCATGTCGGCCGTGCCGAGCTTGGCCTCATAGGCACTCAGGGTGGGCTCGTCGAACCCCAGGTTCGCGACGGCGCGCCGGCCCATGTCGATCTGCTTGTCGAAGCCCTGGCCCCACTCCTTCTTCAGCTCGCCGATGGAGCGCTCGGACTGCTGGCGCGACTCGGCCTCCCACGCCTGCATCTTCTCACCGGACATCGAGTTCCACTCGTTGAACAGCGCGCCGGCCTGCTTGGTGGTCAGGCCGTGCTTGTGGGCCGTCTGCTTGAACCAGTCGGTGAGCGCGGGGTCGCCGCCCTCGGGCACCTTCAGGTCGTACTTGTCCGGGGCGTCGGGGCGACCCAGCCGGTTGTAGAACTCGGCGAGCTTGGTCTCGTCGGCGTCGGGGCCGGGCAGCTCGACCAGCGACTTCGAGCCACCGGCGAACTTCTCCAGGTTGCGGTAGCTCTCGATCGCCTTGACCGGGTTGTCCCAGCCCTTGTTCGTGATGTAGGCCGCGGTGGTCTCATCGACCTGACCGTACCAGGGAGCGGTGCCCCCGTTGGGTGGCGTGACGGTGGTCGTGGTGGTTGCGCCAGCACCGGGGGTTGCAGCGCCGTTATCGCCCAGCAGGGCGGCAGCAGAATCGCTCATGTGTTCACCTCATAGTCGGTCGGGTTTTGTTGCTCGACCAGGTTCATGATGTCCTCGTCGGTCATGTTCAGGTGGCCCAGGATTCGCAGCCACACCTCACGACGCCCTTCGAGAAGGTAGGTGGTCTGGACGTTGTTGACATCCGCCGACGGCAGGGTCGCCCGGCAGAACCGCCGAAGGTCAGCCAGAACCTTCTTGCCTTCGGGGTTGTTGAAAGTCTTGCGGTAGGACCGCGAGCGCCACAGGACCAATGGGTTGAGTTTCATGCGCCCTGCAGCAGGGCCTGCGCCTGTGCCGCGTCCTTCATCGCACCGGCCAGCGGCTGCGCCGCGGCGACCATGTTGGCCTGTTCCTCCTGCGCCGCGCGGTCCGCGCGCAGCTTGCGCATCGCCTCAGGGGAGCGCATGACCGGGGTGGGTACGCCGGAGACCTCGGCGGTCAGGCGGGCCAGCGCGTCGGGGTCGAACACGTCGAGCACCTCGGGGTTGATCTGCGCGAACGGGGCCAGCAGCTCCATGGTGCGCTGCACGCCCACCAGTTCCTCGGCCCGCTGCATCCGGCTCATTGGCGAGTCGTAGACGATCTTGTACTCGCCTCCCGCCTCGCGCAGCGCGGGAGGCATGGGCGGCAGCACGCGGTGGAAGGCCAGCAGGTCCAGCTCGCGCTCGACCATCGGACCCAGCGATTCAGACTGCTGGCGACCCATGGTGGGGGTCAGCAACATGCCCTTCTCCTGCGCGCGGATCAGCGCCTCGGTGGCCGTCATGCGCGGCGTTTCCACGAGAATCTGGAACAGCGTCACGAGGAACGCGTCGTCGATCGACGCGCGCCGCTGGTCCATCTTGGTGTCGGCGATGTCCACCCGGGCGCCGCTCATGAACGGCTGGATCAGTTGGCGACCGTCGCGGTTCACCCCGCCCACGTTCAACCCACCGGGTCGCATGTTCACGGTCTTGGCCCCGCCACCGAGCACCCCGTCGTCGTGGAGCAGGATGGGTGGG